TGATTAAAGAAAAGATTGCTTTTGCATCAAGCCTTATTATTCAGCATGTAAAAAATTCAGCTACAAAGTTTTTATCCAGATCAATAATTGAAAATGGAACAGTAGGAATATTTTCAGACAAAAATACCATTCAATCAGAGTTAAATAAACTAAAAGGGATTCAGTTTAAATTGAAAGCTTATCCTTATTTTTCTTTCAATCTAACATCAGTTTCATTTTTTGCTAATGAAACAAAAATCATTGATGTTTATATTTATGATTTAGTTACTGGCAAATTACTTGATACAATACCATTATCGACAACAGCAGGACAGGTAGTAAATGTTATCACAAACAAGATTTACAAATCACAGTCTAAGCAATTGAATTTATTCATATGTACTGATTCCGATATTTCATTTAACCAGGCAGATCTTTACAAAGGACATTGCTCAGGATGCACAAATACATTTTCAAATAATTATTCTTACTTGTCATATCGTGAGATAGCGACAGGATCAGAAGTTATTGAGGCAAATTTACAAGGCGGACAATCAACCGGAGGGATAAGTTTTACTTATTCTTTGGAGTGCGATATTTCACAATTTGTTTGCTCAATGGCTCCATCTTTAGGAATGCCGATACTTTATAAATCTGGTGTTTTAATTATGGATGAATTAATTTATTCCAAAAGACAGAATTCGGCCATTACAATATATAAGGAAAACCATCAGGAATTGAGAGATATGTATGAAATGGAATTTCAATCATCCATGAATGCAATTCTTACAAACATGGTTATCCCTAAAGATATTTGTTTTGTGTGTAAATCATCAATCAGACACGTTGCTATTGCTCCATGACAGGTTCAGAATACTTTGCTAAGTTGCAAAAACAGTTCTCTCAGGAAGCCTTAAACAAGGCAATAATAAGCTCTGCAATTACTGTAAATTCTGAAGTTGGTGAAAGGATATTTCAAAAGGGAATGAACGCTGAAGGTGGAGAAATTGGAAGGTACGACACCGACACGCCTTTTTATGTTAATCCAAAAAATGCACCAAAAAAGTTTCCAACAAAAGGCAAAACAGGTAATACTAAATTTGCCGATGGAACAAATCATAAAACAGGATACTTTGATTCATATACTTCATATCGTAAAAAAGTAGGTCGTAAAGTAGGAAAAGTAATTCTTTCACTATTCGGAATACTTGAAAGTGATTTTGTTAAAGGTCCACAGATAATTAATGGCGCAGCGGTTATTACATTGACTAAGGGAAATAACGATAAAAGATTGGGTGCAGAAGAAAAATACGGTGCGTCTATATTCGCATTGTCAGTTTCGGAAAGAAAATTATACGAAGAATTAGTTTTAGAACAGGCAAAAAAATATATGAATGTTAAATGAGATAATAACATATTTAGATTCAAAACTAGCCCTCATTAGCTATATTCCACAAAGCAAAAAGCTTGTTGAAAAATATACTATTGATGGTAAAGAAATTCCTTCTACGTATTGCCTTGGTGAATGGAAAGCATTAAACATTGAGGATTCATTTATATATCATAGATTAGTTGGAACTATTTCAGTTGAAGAACTAGACGAAGAACAACAGATATCTTGTGAGCCGTTCAGTCAAAAAGATTATCCAATGCGTTTAGTGTTTTGTAAAAAAAGAACCGAATTTGATAATACTATTTATGATTCTCAAAGCGTGGGTGAGGATTTGGCTAACGCAATTCACACATTAAATAATAGATTACTCACAATTTCATTAGGAGCAGATACGGTTCAAATACAGCCAAGCGAAATTGAAACAAACACAATAGCAGCATTCAATGAGGAATTCGGTATTGATCCAATTCCTTTAGATTATATATTTATTTATGTTGATTATACAATTACTATAACCGGAGCGAATTCATGCTTTAAAAATCTATGCCAACAAAGCGAACAGTAGCGCAACTCGTATCTCTCATAAACAATATAATAAAAACAAATAATAATGAAGAAATTACAGCTGCAAAGGATAACGGATTAAGGCAGGAAATTATTGTTTCTTTTCTTAACTTGCTTGATGGGGGCTTACTAGTTGAAAAAGAGGCTGGCTATTCTTCAGCTATACCTATTGTAAACAACAATGCTTTCATAACTAAAAAATACTTTGAAGACAATATACCTGAAGGTTCAGGAGATGTTAAGCAACTAGAATTTACAAGCCCCGAACTCATACCGGTATCTGGAATATGTACATGGACTTCTCCAAATACATTATATGATAAGTTTGCTGAAGTTGTTTTGTACAGACAAAGTACGAACGAGCAAATAGGCATGTATCCTATAGTAACAGATACAAATATTATTTATAAATTCGTTTCAGAAACGACAATAACAGCTAATAGTTTCAGAGCAACGGTACAGGGCATGCAGAAGGATAGCCCAACACCTCCTACTAGTGATTATGTAGAAGGAGATTATGTAGAAGGAGATTATGTATTATAAAATATCATAGAAATGGCAATAACTAAAAGACTTGTAAAAGGTTCAGCATTAACACAAGCAGAACTAGATGAAAATTTCACAACACTTGTTAACGAAGATTCGAGAACAGATAATCCGCACAATGTAACTAAGGCTCAGGTAGGATTGGGTTCAGTAGACAATACTTCAGATACTAATAAACCAGTAAGTACTGCTCAAGCAACAGCCATATCCGCAGCGCAAACAGCTGCACAAACATACGCAGACAACTTAGTCGTAGGATTGTGGGATGATCGCGGTAATTTTGATGCTTCGGTTAATGCATATCCATCCACAGGCGGTAGCGGTTCAGCCGGCGCAATTAAAAAAGGTGATATTTGGACAGTATCAGTAGCAGGAACATTGCCTAATTCTAAAGCGGTAGGCGTTGGCGATACTGTACGTGCATTAATAGATACGCCTGGCAATATTCAATCAAACTGGGCTATTGCAGAAAATAATATTGGTTATGTTCCTGAGAACGTAGCAAACAAAGGTACTGCAAACGGTTACGCTCCTTTAGGAGCTGATTCAAGAACGCCGAAAGCAAACAGTTATGCACTAACAACTCCTGCACCTGTTAATACACCAGTTGCAGCAGGAATGGACCCACAGCAAGTAGCCGAAGCTTTACAAGGACAAGCTAACAATATACTAAGTATTGCCAATACGGCAGCGAATAACTCTGTAAAAAGATATGGTCGTTTTTCAAACAAATCAATAGTAGGGATGGGGTCTAGGTTTGGTTCTAATAACCTAGAGTTTTCAGACGGCATAGAAACGACAGCAACATCAAGAATGCCTTACAACATAATAGGAAAAAGTGTTCAAATAAGTGTTTATTTCACCAATTTTGAGCCTATCGCTCAAAAAAACACCCTTCAAACATTTAATGATATAACAATAGAAGCTAGTTTAGAATATCCTGCAGGAACATTCACAAGAATCACATTTTCAAATGGAGAAACTACTTTTTTATTAAAAAAAGGATTTGGTGTTGAGAGTGATTTTATAAAGACATATATTCCCGAAGGTGTCACATGTTGGATTAGAACAAACGTATTAGTTACAGTTGGGCAAGTTTGGCAGAAAAATTCATGCACACAATCGTCTGGTGGGCTTGGAGTCGCAGGTGTTGTTGCAGGTGTTAATAGCGTAATGTCTGGGACGATAACCAACTCAACTACTTTTTGTTATGCACCAACCGCAGTTATGGGTATTTCGGCCACCAATAAAGCATCTGTATTGCTATTTGGTGATTCGAGAACAACGGGGCAGGGAGATACAGTTGGTTTAAATAATTATTATTATGGACAAAAAGGAGGTCTTTACGGGAGGTCTTTTCAGAAAGATTATCCTTTAATGTCTTTAAATGTATTTGCACAATCAGCAACATATTGGGATAAATCACAAAGTATAGTAGCCAATTATTATGATGACTTATTATCCTGTGCTCAATTTGGCATAGAGAATTTGGGGATTAATGATATAATATCATCTACTATGGCGCAAATACAAACATATATTATATCCTTATGGTATTATTGCAAGATTCGAGGAATTAAGATGGTGACGCTAACTTATGAACCATACACAACTTCTACGGATGGATGGACTACATTACCGAATCAAACCGTATTAAGCGGAGAATCTAAAAGATTGGGGTTAAATGCATGGAAAAGAGATGGTGCACCAATAGACGTAACAACACTATTAGCTGTAGCGGTTGGAGTTACAGGTTCCAACATTGTTAGAGTTGGCAATAGTAGGCATCCATTATTTAGTATTATTGATACAGCAATAACAGTAGAAGATATGGCTACTGGTAAGTGGAGGGTTGATTTAGGAGCGTTAACAGCAGATGGACTACATGCAAATCCAACTGGTTATGCAATAAATGTTGTGCCAATTACTAATGCATTGTCAATATTTTCAGTTTAAATAATAATAAGATTCATTCAGATGGTTACACATCGGAATGATGTAGGATATGCAGCAGGAGCCAGCAGTAGACACATCAGTATTCGCAGTTTAATTTTAAAATTATGAAACATTATAAAGTAACATTCAAACAAAATGGTAAAATTGCGGAAGGTTTAACAATCATAGAACCTTCCGCAATTGAAGATATTGAATTGGCTAAATTGGAAGAAATTAAAAATTCTAAAATACAAGCTATTCGTAGTTTTAGTTGTAAAGAATCAGATATTATTTCAGTTGTAGAAGCGTAATGAAACAAGGAAACGAAGTACCTAATCTATCAGAAGGTAGAGCCTTTCTAAAAAGAGATTCGAATGGTATCATGCGATTGTCAAATACAGACATTCTAGTAAAGAATTCTAATTTTGACATTGATACTCCAGACATCTTTATTTATACAGGTTCTGGACATACAGCTACTTTAAAAACACAAGCATCTGGAACATTCTTTGAATGTGAAATTTATAATGTTGCAAGTTCTGGTGTTTTAAATTTAGTTACACAAGGTGGCCTTAATACAATATTTGATCCGACAGGAAATATAAATTCTTTTGAAGTTGCTCCAAATTTACCAGTAAAGTTTATTTGGGCTAATAATTTATGGTTAATTAAATAAAATAAAATGAAAAAATTACTAAGTATAATATTCGTATTAATTTCAATTTCGTTAAGTGCTCAACAATTAATGTTAGGACAAGCACCTCCTACAACCGCTGCACCTACTACATTTATGTATGCAGATGCAAGTAGATTTATGAGAGTTGCTCAAGTAGATTCTTTGAAAATGTACACTAAACAAATTAGAGGATTGCGAGATACTATTGGTAACAGGATTGGTCTATTAACATATTCTAAATCACAATCTGATTTACGATACTTACAAAGTTTTACAGAGACAGATCCTTTATCTGTACACATTTCAGATAGTAACTTGTTTGCTCGTAAGACATATGTTTCTTCATTATATCAATTGAAGGGATCGTATATTACAGACACTACAGCTTTACTTAGAAAGGCAACTGCTGATGGTTTATATCAATTAAAAGGTTCTTATTTGACATCTGAGGTTGATCCTTCGGTGCCAAGTTATTCTAAATCACTTACTACATTCTCTGTAATTAAATCATCTACAGATGCATTGTATTATCCTGTTTCAGGCAATCCTTCTGGATTTTTAACATCGTACACTGAAACTGATCCTACTGTTTCGGCTGGAATAAAAGCGATTACTGGTACAAATATATCTAACTGGAATACATCATTTGGCTGGGGTAATCACAATGGCTTGTATGTATTGTTAAGTGGGAGCTATTCGAATCCATCTTGGATTACATCTTTAGCTTACAGCAAAATATCTGGGGCTCCTACGTTAGCTACGGTTGCCACAACAGGTGCATATTCTGATCTTACTGGAAAGCCAACTATACCAACATTGAAAAGGCAGGAAACATATTCCGGCACATCAAATTCATCAGGAAATTATACGGTAACCTTTGGCACAGCTTATTCCGTTGCTCCAAATATTCAAGCTAATATAATAGGAGGCACAAATACTCAAACAATTAAGATTACATCTGTTTCAACAACTGGTTTCACAGTTAATGTAACCAATCGAAACGAGGTATTAGGATTGCTTCCTACGTATACCAATGTTAACGGTGCAAGTGTTGATGTTTTAATTACAGAAAAGTAAATGAAAAAAGTAACATTAAAAGCACTATTCAAAAGAGCCATACTAAAAACACCTTCCTTCTTTAAAAGGGTTCAAAAGGTTTGTATTGTAATTGCAGGTGTATGTACTGCTTTGTTGGCTCAGGACACGGTGGAATTCAGCGAAAAAATTACTAAAATACTGGAATATGGTATCGTGCTTGGTTTAGTTGCTACAACAGTTTCTCAGCTAGCAGTTGATAATCCTGAAGATATTCATAAGCCAAAAAAGGAGGTTGAATAATAAATGCACCATAGCAATATTGAGCCAAGCAACGGTTTTACTTTCGGAGACTTCTTTAGAAGCGCAATAGGCGTTAGTACATATCTTCTTACAAGCCCTAACTTGCATGCTGAATCATATACACATTTAAACATTGAAGAGGGTATACGTGCAGCATACAGTATATGTATCGCTATTACTATACTGGTTGCATCTTATATAGTGCGCGGAATACTTGAAGATAAAGAGGCCTGGCTTACTATAAAATTAGATGCAATAAAAAACTTTCTGAAGTTTAAAAAGAAAATATCAATTCCTTCAAATAAGGATATTGAAGATGATTTGTTGGAAGATTTAACAAAGTAGATATGATAACAAGCACTAAGGGATTGCAATTTATAAAGTCATACGAGAAATGCTCACTTGTTCCGTACATGGATTCAGCTGGGGTTGCTACAATTGGTTGGGGTAATACCTTTTATCCTAATGGTGAAAAAGTTAAAATAACAGACAGCCCTATCACTCAATTATATGCAGACAAGTTGTTTTCTGTTATAATAGCGAACTTTGAAAACGATGTAAACTTTCTTTTAGGAAAAGTAGTTGTCAATCAAAATCAATACGATGCATTAATATCATTTGCGTACAATGTTGGTTCAGATATTGACAAAGACACTATTGCAGAAGGGTTAGGAGATTCTACATTATTAAAAAAGGTGCTCAAAGACCCAAACGATCCGACAATTAAATTAGAATTTGCAAAGTGGAATAAGGCAGGCGGAAAAGTTTTAAAGGGTCTTACAAAAAGACGTGCAGCAGAAGCCAATATTTATTCAAAAGGAATTTACGTAAATCACATTTAAAATAAACAAGTCGTGAGGATAGTACCGTCGAACTCCTTACGCACAAATTAAATGAAAATAACAACCTATATCGCACTCGTAATTCTTGGAATTGCACTTGTTCTTTTTGCTTTCAAAGAGTGCGATTCAAAACCTTCCAACCGTCAGGAAAAGTCGAACAGTTCGATAATTGTTGATCAAATAAAAACCAGGCAGGCAGAAATTATAAACGCCAAACTCGATTCAGTTGTTTTTATTTACAAAGATTCAATTTCAAAACTGACAACAAAAGACAAGGCACTTACTAAAGAATATAATCGCCTAAGATCAATTGTAAAGCACTTACAACCTGTTCGAGTAGATTCATTCAATCAAGTAGTCAATAATATTCCTGTAGACGTATACAACGCTGAAATAGAAGCAGGAAATGTATGTGATCAACTACTGGGTTACAAAGACGTGCAAATATCTATTCGGGATTCAATTATCGCAAATCATGAAGAAAAAATAGTTATTCTTGATGAATTAATCGAAACGAAAGATCAGGCTTTGCAGGATATAATTTTGCTTGATGAAGAAAAAGAAACCAATCTGAAACGGGCAAAATCATTGAATAAAAAGATACCGTTGATTGGGGCATTGTGTGCCGGAGTAGGTGCTTTTTTAGTATTGTTTGCGCTTAAGTAGTTAAGAATACCACTCTTTTATTATTTCTTCTTTGCCTTCTTTATATTTTATTTGGTATTGCCAAACACCTTGATAAAATATTTTGCGGAAACTTCTGCCACGACCATCTTGCGTATTAAATCCACCGCACCCGTTGCACACATCACTCATATATTCACTGTGGCATGTGCTTTTAAGGCATTGTCTACAGTAATGCCTATCCAAATCCCATCCGGTACTAGATTTTGTTAAAGTAAAATCTTTTGGATCTTTTTCTTTAATTGGCATTGAGTATTTTTTAAATAATCCAAACATAATTCAATCGTTTAAGTAAAAGAAACCTAGCAATATACTAGGTTTCTAAATTGCAAAGTTCACGCACCTTTAATGCGTTCAATACAATTGGCTTTTATTGCCATTTTAATCCATAGCAAAACTATTAGCTATCTTGTTTATCTATGCAAAATTAAAAGGCTAGGCGTGCAAAAGCCATTAATGCACCTATCTTTAAGTGTCATAACAAAGCTAACGAAATATTTTTAATATATACTAATAAGTTGAAAAATAATTGAAAAACATTTTTTATATTTGCATCATGAATAAAAAACCAGACGGACGTAAAAATAATGGCGGTCATGCGACAGGAGGGCGCAAGAAACTAGCCGATGCAGATCAAAAAAAACAGGTTGCAATATATTTAAGTGAAAATGAATATAAAAAAAGTAACTGGAAATCAGTAGTTTGTGATCAGTTTAAAGAAAAGTTTGAAAATAAATTGAAAAACATTTGCTAATTAAATTAATCGGTTGTATGTTTGTAATGTCGAAAGCAACGAAGCATAGACATAACTTCTAAAGATTATGAAAGATTTATATTTTGTTATCGCATTCCCAGATTCGTTGAACAATGCAATGTATGTTGACGGTTCAAATAAAGGAACAGATTCAATTGATTTGGCCATTAAATTTACAACTCCTGGTGCAGCATTAGGGCATATTAAAGAAAAAAATATTACTTCTGAATCTTGGATTGAAGATCAAGACGGAGAAGTAGTTCACTAAGCTTATTAGGGATTATCATATTTCTTAATCGCACCCTTCGGGGAATGTTTAACTAAAATTTCTAAAAATCATGGCAAATTCAATTGAGATAACAAAAACTATCTATGATGGTCAAAAATTCACAGATTTAGGCTCTTTTAATTCGTTGGAATCTGCTCACTATGAGCATCAAAAATTTTCACACCAGAAAACATTTGAAGACATTGAGTTATTAGATAAATCTATTCCATACATGCACTTGCTGGAGTTTAGAGATGGACAACATTACAATGATTTATATTTCACTTCCAAATAACACATTTAGAAGTCGGGGAACGGATACAAGTACCCGACTTTAATAATTAGGCGAACGGTGAACATTCCCAAGTAGCCAAAATCATTAAAAATAAGAAGTTGGTAATATTATATTCCTCACGGAGTAATCAATGTTATTCTAGCCAACTTCGAGCCGTGCGAGTCCTGACCACAATATCAGCGCACGGCACATCATTAAATCATCGTTTAAAGTTGCAATTGTTCAGTTGTAACGAGTGCCTAGAATTCCAGACTACCATATTTGGCTAGGCACTTATTTTAACACTTAAATTTACTATCATGGAATTTGCATCGGTTACAGTATCATTCGCTTTCTGCCTTTATATTTTATTTAAGGATGTGAAAAAGTCAGATTTTGTTCAACGTTTACATTCATCAGACGAAACATTTGATTTATAATTATGGCAAGCGTAAAGCAGTGCATGCCCTCCCGTTTCATCGGCAAGTTTTCAGATTTTCAAAAGCTAATCAAATCAAGATTATGACAAATATTATATCAATCCTAACAGATAAATTACAGGAAGCAAAAATAAAATGTATTTTGGAATACGAAATCCCAAACGAATTACAACTTCAAATTAACAAGCTGATGTGTGATTACAGCGAAGCATTAAAAAAGGAAAAGGATGGAATCAGAAGCAGTAATTGAGGTAATTGAAAAGTTGGTTGGAGATATAAATCCAGCAGGGGCTACACATATTGATGAAAAGCGTTTTGAAAACTTACAGGTTATGTGCCTTGTTGTTGATGAGCTTCTAGACAGAATAGAAAAAGTAGCAATTGAAAACAAAGATAGATAAGAGTTTTCAATGAAAGAAATGGGAAAGTTTGCACAAAAGTTTTTAATAAGTATACGATGAGCGCATCTAACACACCAGAAGTATTTAAAGAACTAAAATACAGTTACGATAAGGCTATTTCAATGGCTATTGGCTCGTTAAGTTCAGATATACCTTCTATAAAGTCATACGTTGAAGCCTTAGAGAAATTCAAAGACGATATTGAAAACGAACGTCTACTTTCTAAAAAGTACAGAGTTGTTTCTCCTTACTCAAACTTTCCGGTAGAAAATACTGTAGAATTTTACTACTCATCAGCTACTTTCAAGGAGTCAAATTTCAGCAAAGATGATATTAAGAAAATATCATACAACGACATATACGAACGCTACATTAAAGATCCTGAATTGTACAACTATTTAGGTCATGATTATAATTGGGTTTGCGCAGAAGGGGGACAAGGCTATCCAGAACGCAAGTTCAATCAATTAAAGTTCAATAACATGATTCAGCACTCTTCTATTGTTGCTGACTACATAAAATCGGACATCAAAATTAAACTATCATTAATTAAGTAGTTATGGAAAAATCAGAATCAATAAAGAACCTGGCAATTGCTCTTTGCAAGTTTCAAGGCACGGTTGAAACCATTGTAAAGACCGCAACCAATCCATTCTTTAAGTCTAAGTATGCCAATCTAGCGGATATACTTGACGTGATCAGGGAGCCTTTACAAGTTAACGGCTTATCCTTTGTTCAATTTCCAGAGGGCGAAAGCGGATTAACAACAATGTTAATGCACGAGTCAGGCGAACACATAACAGCTACATACATTATGAAACCTGTTAAAAACGATCCTCAGGGGCAAGGATCAGCTATAACCTATCAAAGGCGTTACGCTCTAGGTGCAATTCTAGGATTGAACATAGACGATGATGATGATGGAAATGGAGCAAGCAAACAGCCATCACCACCAAAGCCACAACCACCTGCAAAGAAAGAAGAATTAACGCCTACTCATCAAGGATGGAAAGGAGCTATAAAGGCTTTAATTGATGGAACGGCAACAATATCAAAGATTCGTGTTAAGTACGAATTAAGCCAAAAAAACGAGCAACTTTTAATCGATGAGGCAGCGAAATAATGGATATAACTAAAGCTGTCATCTTCGATACATACAGAGTTCGAAAGGATGGATCTGCGGTACTTTGTTTTGAAACAGGCGAACTTACGCCTGCTGATGTTGCAAGCCTTCACGTTTTGCGTAATAGCGTTGGGGTTGTTGGATTTTCAAGGCGTGATTCATTGAGCGCAAAAGAGATTAAAGAACTTGAAACTATCGATGCGGAAATAGACAATAAAAGCAAATCGGAAAGGCTTAGAAATGTATTATTTATTTTATTTCAGCAACAACCTGAAGGATATACGGACTTCAAACAATTCTATGCAGATAGGATGGAGAAAATTATTCAACAAATAAGAACAAGGCTAGAACCTTAACTCATTCAATAGGGGAAAGTATACCAGACGGGTATTCTGCAAGCAAAATTCAAAACTAAAAAAAACTATAGCTGGTTGAAAAATGGTGTTAATTATTTGTTTCCTTCCCCTATTGATATTTTAAAATTATGAACGTTACAATAAATACAGATGCATCATTCTCGCGTAAATTAGAACGTGGTGCATACGCATTCTGGATAGTATGTGATGAATTCAAGTTGACAAAGCACGGATTACTTCGAAAAAAAATTGTTCGACCTGAGATAGCTGAATTAATGTGCATTATTAACGCTGTATTTTTATTGTCTCAGCAAAAGACAGGTAAAAAAATACGTAAAATATTCATAAACACCGACTGTCTTAATGTAATTCACACTTACAAAAACGATAATGAAGCAATTAAAAAATATAAAATAGGGGTACTAAAAACCTATAATTTTATACTTGTAAAATTGATTAAACAAATCGGATGTGAAGTTGAATTTAGGCATGTTAGAAGCCACACAACAACTGAAGGTGCTCGTAATTGGGTAAATGATTGGTGCGATAAAAAGGCTAAAGAATCACTATCAAAATTATTAAAATAAATGATACGAAGACATTTAAAAGTAGACACTCTCAAAGACTTGGAAGAAAGCTTTGCAAGCCTACGAGAAGAACTAACAGACCAAGAGTTCAAAGGATATGCACCTCTTTATAATTCATGCAAAAACCGACTGGAGAAAATTAACATGGAAAATAATACCAAACACCCAAAATACAAGCGAATAGAACAGCTTAGGAGTGAATGCCACGCCTTTTCAAGTCAAACCGATGTCTTTACTAAGCGTTACAAAAGAATAGCAGAATCAGAAGGTATTGACTGGTTTTTGATTCAATGTGAACAGGTTGATTTCGATACGGTAATTAGATCCGGAAATTTAAACGAAATGGTAAAATGAGAAAGATCAAAAAATTAATACTAGGCGTAGACATTGTGTTCTTTGCTGGGTTAATATTAGTAGCTGTTATGATTTACTTAACGGTTAAATTTGTTTTGGAAAGTAGCGGGATAATTTAATATGAACGAATCAGATTTATCATTGAAAAACCTTTTATTAAAAAGAGGCTATATTGTTACCGATAAATGTTTCAATGGTGATAAATGGAATAGAATGATTATAGATTTAGAAGGGAATGATATAGGTTATTTTGATGGTAGAAATGTTCTTGAAAAATTAAATATCATTCCTGACGAAAATAGTAATCAGTTGAGTTTGTTTTAACATAATAATTTGAGGTTTAAATAAATAGTTTATGCTAGAAATTAATACAAAATGGAACTATACACGCGAAGTGTTACCTCCAAAAGGAAAAGTAGTATTGGTTATTACACCATACCGTGCTGTTAAGTTCTACCCTGCAATTTTCAATGGAAATACATTTGTAAGTTCAAAAGGAGATGACACAGAGATATTAAATGTGACTCTTTGGGCAGACATAAATGTAGTTAGTGATTTGGTAGAGCACGCAAAAACATTGGCGAGCCTTGATAATATTCTTAGCTAACAATCATGATAGTTGATGATATTATTTGGGCTATGAAAACTTATCAGCGTAAAAATAATATACCAGATAAATTCATCTACTTATCAATAGGCATGAGTAGAACCACTTTTACAAGAATTAAAAATCGTGAAATAAATCCTTCGTTTGATAACGCTATTAAGATACTGGAATTGATGGGTCGGGAATTAGAACTTAAATAGGATTATTTTATTGCATATAACAGAATAATTATTTAATATTACAACATCTAATCGGGTTAGATGTACTGTCTGTCAGCAGTAAGAAAACATTAATCAAAGAAGCCTTTATTGTGCGTAGTCTGACAGCTACAATCGATAGAGGCTTTATTCATTTAAAAAAAAATTATCATGGAATCAAAAACTATTAATTTACAAGCAGGTGGAAAACAAGATGCATTGTTACACGTTTTAACTACTTTTCAAAAAAGAAAGATTGAAATTTCAGATTTAGAAAAGCACATTGAACATCTTGAGAATATTGATAAGCCAGTTAAGCAAAACCATATTGATTTACTGGAGGATTATAAAGAAACTTTAAATTATATCACTTCGGTTTATTCTGAAATGAAAATCTGGAGTCGTAACCAAATTAACGAAGGAGATATAATTTTAATGCCATTTTACAGAATTAAATTCACTGTAAAAGAAATTCAGCATCAAGGAGACCATTCAGGAAGGTTTGAAAATACAAAAGACAAAAAGAATACTTTTTACACTCTTTCTGGAATTATTGAACCAAACTTGAATTAATTATGGAACTTATAAGAATTGAAAAATCAAAAGGAGGTAAAGACGTAGTAGATGCACGTCATTTGCACGAAAAATTAGAGGTTGCGACAAGGTTTAATGATTGGTTTTCTTTGATGCTATCGTATGGATTCAAAGAGAATGTTGACTATTGCCGTTACTTGAAAGTTAGTAACGGTGAACAACAATCAGTTATAAATCCAAACCCAAAACAAGACTACTACCTTACTGAAGATATGTGCATGCACTTAGCAATGATACAGCGAACAGATAAGGGTATGGAGGTTAGGCAATGGTTTATTGATCGTGAAAGAGCAAGAAAAGCACCACGAACACACCTTCAAGTCATTCAATCGGAAATGGCATCCTTTTGCTCGAAAATGAGCGAAAGGATGCCTTACTTTTAGAAGCACAACCAAAGGTTGAATTTTACGAAGCTGTTACTCAAAGCACATCAGAAATAAGCGTAGGCGAAGCATCTAAGATACTAAACATGGGATTAGGTCCTTACAAGCTATTCAGAAAGTTACGCGATCTTAGCATATTAAACCACGACAATATACCTTATCAGCGATATGTTGACAATGGATGGTTTAGGCTTGTAGAAAATAAATACAAAAAGAAAGATGGAACACATGGAATATCTTTGAAGCCTGTAATATACCAGAAAGGCTTAGACGGTATTCGTAAACTATTGAGTAAGTAGTATGGAACATATAACCGAAGAATGGATTTCAAAGGAAAAAGTTAGACTAACCAATGAGATAGATCGATTAGCAAAAAGCATTAAGGATATGCAGCAGGAAAAGGATAGGTGCGAGAATTTACTTCACAACTATTCATGCAGAACATTGCAGGAAATAATTTGGAATGAAGAAGACCAAAAAAGATTAGAAGAAAGGTTTAATTCATTCGCAAATAAAAATAAGTAACACCTTGCTTGTAAAATTAAATTAACTTATATTTGTTCATGGTTATTAAAGACGTATTAAAAGAAAAGGGTATCAAAAAATCGTGGTTAGCTGACAAGGTTGGTGTATCAAGAACTATGATGTCATTCTATTTGAACGATGTTAGGCCGATGCCTTCACATATCGAACAGAAGATAAAATCTCTTTTGGCATAAAAAAAATTTGTTAAAAACGTAACATAAAATTTACATGGCTAAGAGATTTACCGACACCAATAAGTATAAAAAACCATTCGTAAGGGGCTTGCAAGGGGCTTATAAGCTACTTTGGGATTACCTTTATCATGAATGCGACCATGCAGGAGTTTGGATTGTAGACTTTGAAATTGCTCAAATGTACATTGGTGCAGACATGAAAATTTCAAAAGAAAAAGCACTCAGTTTTTTTAATCCTGATGAAGTTAGGGTTGTTGAAATTGACAACGGGAAGCAATGGTTTCTTCCTGGATTTATTGAATTTCAATACGGGAAATTGAACCCAAAAAACCGTGTGCACGAATCTGTAATTTCAATTTTACATAAACATGATTTGATTGAAGAAGATTTTTCTTTAAAACAATTTAAGCCCCTTATAAGCCCCTTGCAAGGGGCTAAGGATAAAGACAAGGATAAGGATAAATTTAAGGATAAAGAAAAAGTTAAAGAAGAGGCGAAAGTTTTTGAAATAATATACCCTTTCAATTCAGAACCTTTTATGCAAATGTGGGGCAATTGGATTCAGTTTAAAAAAGATCAGCACAGCTTTACATATAAATCTCCTATAAGCGAACAAGCAGCGTTAAAAGATCTTGCCAATATATCAAACGGGAACGAACAACACGCCATTCAATTTATTGAGCATGCAATGAAAAACGGATGGAAAGGAATATTTAAACCAAAAGATTTTAAAAATGGAT